CTATCGGTCCAACAAAGGCAATGTGGTCGACCACGCAGGGATGGCCGAGCAGTTGCACGGCCTTCACCAGGGCGTGGTTTCCTGCCTTCGCAAATCCTGTTGTCGTTACCATTGCTTTTGATCCCGCGTGTCTTCAATGTGGATGAACGTGCAGCCCGTAATCGCGTAAACCTCGGCGCGCAGCTCCTGTGTCGGGCAGATCGTTGACACAACGACGTTGAAGCCCTGACGGTCGAGCACCCTGGCCAGGTGGGCAACGCGCAGGTTCTGCGTCCGGCGGTCTTCATCAGAGAACCCCAAGTCGGTCCACACACGGCGCATGTCGTCGCCGTCGAGGTGAATGGTCTTGGTGTCCAGCAGTTTGCGGGCCAGGGTTGACTTACCGCTGCCACTGGCTCCGTGAATCCACTGGATGGTCATGGCGATTTATCCGCCGTTGACGTACAGCGGCGCGGTGAATGTGACGTTGAAGTCAGAGGCGGTCGAGCTGATCGTTCCACCAAAGTCCACAAAGGTGACCAGCTCATCGGTTGCCGCGGATCCGATGACCTTGTAGAGCCAACCTCCGACCGCGCTAAGCGTTGAACTTGTCCAGCCAGGTGCCAGGTTAGATATTGTCACTGGCGTTCGGTCATTGGTTGTATCAATCGACCCAACCGTGACGGTGACGGCCACGCCACCTGCGGTGTAACCGGTTCCGGTGATTTCATTCGTTACGTCGTTTCGGAAGTCATAGGCGTCATAGTTGGCCTCTGATGGCAAGGACGAACACAGCAGGAACTTGTAGGTTCCAGTGAAGTACGCATCAGCCATGCGCTTGGTGAGGGTAAGGCTGTTTCCGTTTGCCATGGGGTTACTCCTGGGAATTTGCGCCCATCAGGGCATAGAGAAAGATGTAGACGACGATGAGGGCGATGGCGGCGATGGTCATCATGGTTGTGGCGCGCTCGCGGCGGCTCCGGCTGCTGCAGCAAGTTGCTGCGGGTTGGGGGTGTTGGGCAGCTCCACGCCCAGCGTCTTGCGCAGGTCGGTGGCGGCTTTGATTTCGACCAGCAGGTCTTCATAATCCCAGCCCAATTTGCTGGCCACGCTTTGCGGGCTCTTGAGGCCGGCGTTGATGGCGGCGATGTCGGCCTCGATGTCTTTCAATGGGTCAACCCACTCCCAGCGGCGGGGCTGCCAGGCGTGGGCGCTGAATTTGTCGAGCTTGACCATTGGCAGGGCCGAGCCGTTGGGCATGGTGATCTGGCCGAAGGCGAGCGCGCTCTGCATGAATTCGGCGTGGACGCGGTCCAGAAAGCTACTTGAGAACCATTCCTGGATCAGCATCCAGGCGTCGCGCTCTTCCAGGGTGCCGCTGCGGATGCTGCTGAAGGACACGCCTTCAAGGTCATTGGCCAGGGTGTGGTAGGCCACGCCCAGGCCGGATGCCACGCCACGCAGGTTGGCTTTGACGAAGTCGGCATACATTGCCGTGGGGTAGTCGGGGTTGAAGGGTTGGAACTGGACGCCTTCGGGCAGGCTCTGGAAGGTGCCGGGGTCGGCGTCCATCATCAGGCCGCCGTCTGCGGTGCCGTCATCGGTGTCGTCATCGGTGCCGGTGCTGACCACTTCGGCCTGGCCGTCTGGCGTGGTGAAGAAACCCATCTTGCTGGCGCCCACGCGGGCGGCAATGACGGCGGCTTCTTCGTAGCCGCCCAAGTTGTTCAGGCGGATCATGGCGGCGTGGGCCCAGGGCATGCCGCGGACTTGCTCGGGGCGGTCGGCCACGAATTCATGGATGATGTCTTCGGCCGGCACGCGAATGCGGGGGTGCTCCACATAGCCGGTGGTGGTCTGGTACATCTCGCCGGGGTGGGCGGCCTTGAGGTAGTAGGCGACGGGGCGGCCGTAGGCGTTAAGCTCCACGCCCATGCGGATGGCGTTGGCGCCTTTTTCGGCCATCTGGTTGTAGCCGGTGTCTAGGCGATCCACATCAAGCACCTGCAGGGCGATGCCGAAGGGGTTGCTGGCGGCCTTGCCGCGCACGATCTTGATCAGAAACTCGCCATCCCGCGCGGCGGCTTTGATGGCGAGCTGCTGCAGGCCGACCATGCCCATGCGGCCGGTCACGTCGCACACGCCTTTTTTGCAAAAGCGGTCCCACGCCATTTCGATGGCATTGTTGGCAAAGGTGTCGGGCTTGGCGGGGGTGTCGTACACGCGGGCCTGGAAGCGAAAACCCACCGGACCGACCACGTTGGTGGTGACCATGGCGAGCCACTTTTTGACGTATTCATCGTCGTTGGCGAGCTTGCGGGAGCGGGCGCGGACTGAGTCGAGGCTGCGGTGGATGTCGCTGTTGGCGCTGCCGCTGGTCGTCGTCCAGCCCTGGGTCAGGCGGTTGATCTGGGCGGCGGCGTAGTTGCGCTTTTGCAGCTGCGCGGGCGGCTGGATGCGGCGCACGGGCGTGAGGCCTGCGCGGTCTTGTCCACCGGGGCGCTGCTGCAGCCATTTGCCGAGCACGACGCTGCTTTTGGTGGCCACGCGGGATGCGTCATACCAGTGAGCGGGTGTATTCATCGGCTGTTGAACCTGGTGTAGAGCTGGTTGCGGGGGGCCAGGCCGGCGGCCAGGCGCACGGCGTTGTCTTCGCGGGCGACCTCGGCCTGCAGGCGGCTGCGGAAGGCGAGAAAGTCGCCCGGGGTCTGAAACTGCTGCTTGCGGCCGTTGATTTCGTAGCCCTGCATATAGGCTTTAGTGCCGTAGGTTTCGAGCAGGGTGTTGACGGCTTCCAGCGCCTTGCGGGCGCTGCTGCGGGTGTCGAACGTGGTGGCGGCGGCCAGGTTGGGGGCGACGATGAGCACGCCCTGGCCCACGGTGTAGCGCTCGGCGCCTTTGGTGACGACGGCCTGCCAGGTGTAGGTGCCATCGGCCCAGCCTGCGGTAGTAGCGGCGGCGATGCTGACTAGGTGATCGGCACCGCTGGCAGTGGCGGTGGCGGTGATCTTTGACGTGCCGTTGATGAAGGTGTAGCTGAGCACCCAGCTGGCGGTGGCCAGGTAGTCGCTCAAGGACTTGAGCCAGGTAACGGTGTCGCCTGCCGTGACGCGGCTGGGCTCAGTGGTGGCGGTCATGCCCCGACTTTGGCCGGGGTGCGCGGTTTAAATCAGGGGGGAATTGAGACTGGGGGCGGTGTGCCCCAATCAATTTCATGCCGCAATTCCGATCCGTCGGCTGCTGTGTGGCGCGTTATCGTTCCGGTTGTGCGCATGATGACCATGCCAGGCCGAGTTGGCCAGCCCGCCCCGCGAATGCGCAGATCCAGCGTTCCTGGTTTGTCATGCGGCGCGTGCACGCTGTCAATGTAGGCACCCGGCGGCAACTGCAGCATTTCCGCCAGCACCTCCGGGGTGACCTGGAATATGGCCATCAACTCTGTGGGGCGCGGTTGTTCATTCATCTATTTCCCCCGCAGTATGCGGTAACCCGTGCTGCGGCTGACGCTGGCAGCGGCGAATATCTCGCGCATGGGTTTCTGGTGGCGCAGGCCCATGCTGACGATGAAGGTGCGGGTGGTTCGGGATAGGCCGTCGACGCCCTTGGCAATGTCGCCCGCGCGGGTGCCGCCGTGGTGCTGGCGGATGTCGCGCTCCAGGCTGAGGCGGGTGTCGATGGGGAGGTCTGGCGCGTGGCGCACCAGGCGGGTGAGAAAGTCGTCAACGATGTCTGCCATTTCACGGTCACCATTTCTTGATCCAACCTGCGCCCTTGCGGGGCAGCGCTGGCAGCTTGCTTGGCCGCGCCTGCGCTGTGTGGCGCAACGGTGCGGGGTCGGCGTCTGCTGGTGACTGGGGCGGCTCGTTAACCGCCTGGGAGTGTTGTGGGTTTTCATCCACCGCGACAGGGCCTATTGTCGCACCATTTCTGTCAAGGGGCAATATGGGATTTTTGCCAGCGCGGGCCAGGATGGTGGCCTCGATGCGGTCCCAGTCGGCACGGGTCAAGCGGTGCAGGCGGACCTCTGGGTGGTGGGCGGCGGCGTAGCTGTAGACCCAGGTGTCTAGCGGCTCGTTGCGGGCGCCGCGGCGGTTGACGAAACGGTTTTTGCGGGGGTCGTAGGTCTCAGAGACCAAGCCGGGGAAGTATTCGCCGGGGAGCTGGTCGGTGAAGTGGGTGAGGCGCTGGTCGGCGGGTTTGTCGGCGTCGGTGCTCAGGCGGCTGTAGAGCCAGTGTTTGATGCCGACGGTGCCGACGTGGTGGACCATGACGCCGCGTTTGTCGCTGCGGCCTTTCCAGTCCACATCGTGCAGCTTGCCTTTGGATAGCACGGGCGCGTTGTTGGGCACGGCGCCGAAGATGGCCAGGGGGCGCTTGGTGCGGCGGTCGCGCACGTAGGCTTTGACGGCTTCGGTGCGGTGGCCGCCGGCGTCGATGGCGACGGACTCCACGCGCATGGTGGCGCCGCTGGCGTGGAGGATGGGGGTGTTGAGCAGCTCGGTGAGCGCGGCCCAGACTTCGTCGCTGGCGGGGTCGCCGGACAGCTCCACGTAATCCAGCGTCCAGAAGGCCAGGCCACGGCCCCAGCCGGTGATGTGGACGGCCAGGCGGTTGTCTTGGGTGTCGACGCCGGCGGTGATGACCAGCACGCCGTTGGGGGCGACGCGCAGGGGGTAGGAGTCGGCCCGGTCGGCAATGGCGTTGTGCTTGACGTTGCGCATGGCGGCGTCTTCCCAGGGCTCGGCCAGGCGGTCGTTCAAAAAGGTTTTGAGGCGGGCGGGCTCGTTTTGCACGTCGCGCCAGGTCTCGACCAGATCCAGCCAGCGGGGGCCGAGGCCGAACTGGTAGTAGAGGCAGTTGATGTGGTAGCCGCGGATTTTGGCGCCGGGGTTGTCGGGCACCCACTGGCCATCGCGGATCATTTGGGTTTTGTGGTGCTCGTCGATGTTGGCGCCGCATTCCTGGCAGACATACCAGCATTGTTTGGCGTCTGGCGTCCAGTGCAGGCCGGACCATTGCAGGTGCTGCATGTGGCCGCAGTGGGGGCACGGGACGTGGTAGTGGCGCTGGTCGCTCTTGAGCCACAGCTGCTCGATGCGGCTGAAGCCTTTGATCTGGGGGCTGCTGATGTAGAGGCTTTTGCTGGTGGCGGGGAAGGCGCTGGTGCGGCCTTTCAACATTTCCAGTGGGTCGTCGCCGCCGTTGAGGTTGTTGGCGAATTCGTCAACCTCGTCGACGATCATGGTGCGCACGGTGGTGGACTTGAGGCGGCTGGGGCTACCGGCGTGCTCCATGTAGAGCTGGCCGCCGGAAAAGTCTTTGAAGGTGCGGGTGTTGGCGCTGTCGCGGCTGGACACGCTGGTCAGCGCGTGTTTGACGGCGGGGGATTCGTCCACCATGGGGTTGAGCTTTTGGGCTACCCACTTGTTCATGGAGACCTCGCCCGGCAGGCAGACCATGACCGGTCCGGGGTCGTGGGCCATGACGTAGCCCAGGGTGTTGATGGCGCATTCGGTCTTGCCAAACTGGATTGGCCACATGAGAACGGTTTCGCGCACGGTGCTGTGCACGCTGAGGCAGTCCATGGGCTCGCGCATGGGGGGGTTTGCTGCCGTGACCCACTGGCCGGCCATGGCGCTGCCCTTGCTGGAGAGGCGGCGCTCTTTGTCGGCCCATTCGCTGACGGTGAGCGCCGGGCGGGGGGCCAGGGCGCGGGCGATGGCGCCCCAGATGCCGGGGGCGGCGCTGGGGGGTTTGGCGGGGTTGACTGCGGCGGGTTGCATGGTCTATGCGGGGGTGGCCAGGCGTTGCGCCTTGACCTGGTCGAAGGTTTGGCCGGTGGATTCGAGGGTGGCGGTCTTGCCGGTGAATTGCTGCCAGCGGGTGACTATGACGTCGACGTATTTGGGGTCCAGCTCTGACAGCCGGGCGCACATCCCGAGGCGATCTGCTGCCATCAGCGTGCTGCCACTGCCGCCAAAGAGGTCCAGCACGGTGTTGGCTTTTTTGGCGCTGTTGCGCAGCATGCGCTCGACCAGGGCCACGGGCTTCATGGTGGGGTGGCCTTCGCTGCGGCTGGGCTTGGACTCCAGAATGACGCTGGTCAGCATGTCTTCGACCGTTGCATTGCCGTCGACCACCATGACGCTGTTGCCGAGTTGAATCTCAAACTTGCCGTCCGGGCGCAATTGGAATGGAGAATCTGCAGATGGCAGCTGGACAATGGTGGTCTGCTTTCTGCCGCCAAACCAGCGATGGGCTGCTCCGGGTTTCCAGCCGTACCAAATAGGCTCATGCTTTGACTGGTAATCGCACCGACCAAGAACGAGTGAGCTTTTGAGCCAGATGATCTGATTTTGTATGTGAAAGCCAGCGCCTTTCATGCACGATGCAAATATTCCACTTGTACCGTTTAAATCAGCATGAGAAACGTACAGCGCCGCCCCAGGCTTTAGGACATCAAATGCAACAGCAAATGCAGCCGCCAAAAACTTCCTGAAGTCCTTGTCACTTAGGTCGTCGTTGTCGATTTTCCCGGCCTTGGTTTCATAGGCGACGTTGTAGGGTGGGTCAGTCCAGCACATGTCAGCCCCCCCCCCCGTTCATCAAGCGTTGCACGTTATCTTTGCTGGTGGAATCGCCGCAGACAACACGGTGCTGTCCAAGAATCCAGAGGTCGCCGGTCTTTGTGGTGGGCTCTGGCCTGACGTCGGGCGCGTCGTCGATGTTGGAGCCGTCTGCACCCGTGTCCGGGTCTTTGTTGGTGGTGCCCAGCAGGCCGGAAAGCTCATCATCATCAAAGCCGAGCAGATCAAGGTTAAAACCATCGGCCTGCAGGTCTTCCACCTCGCGCGCCAGGGTGGCCATGTCCCAGCCGGCGTTTTCGGCCAGTTTGTTGTCGGCTATGACGTAGGCGCGGCGCTGGGCGTCGGTGAGGTGCGCCAGGCGGATGGCGGGGACGGTGGCCAGGCCGATGCTTTGCGCGGCCATGACGCGGCCGTGGCCTGCGATGAGGGTGTTGTTGGCGTCGATGAGCACCGGGTTGGTGAAGCCGAATTCTTTGATGCTGGCGGCGATCTGGGCGACCTGCTCGGGGCTGTGGGTGCGGCTGTTGCGGGCGTAGGGGACCAGGGCGTCGGTGGGCAGATGCTCGATGCTGTCGGGCAGGTGGGTGGCGGTGGCGGCGGTCATGTTGTGCTGGCGGCTTTCTTGAGTTGGTCGAAGTGGTGGCTGGCGCTTTTGAGGGTGTGCTCGAAGGCTTCGCGCAGGGTGGCGCGCACGGCGGCCTCATCCGCCTGGGCGGCGACTATTGGGGCGATGCTGGTGGCGAGGTTTTCCAGGCGCTGGCGGATCTCGACCATGGCGGTGGCGACCAGGCCCTCGACCTCGCGGGCATCGCGCAGGGTTCCAATGGCTACCTCGTAGGCGCGTTTTGCTTCCAGGGCAAAAAACTTTTCTTTGACGGCGCGGGCTTGTTGGTAGCTGCTGCCGATGGCGGCGTCGCGTTCGGTGGGCTGGGCGCGTGGGGCGGGTTCGTCTGGCTGGGTGTTGTAGTCGGGCGGCGGCGCGGTGGCAGTGCGGGCGGCGGCGTGGCGGTCGGCAACGCCTTGTTTGCTGGGGTCTTTGCCGGCGCGGTAGGCGGCCAAGCTTTCGGTCCTGAGCCAGTGTTTGCCGTCGGGGGCGCGCACGGCGCGGCCGGTTTTCTCCAGCTCGTTGATGTAGCTTGGGGAGCGGGCGCCGATGAGGTCGGCCAGCTGCTGGCGGGTGATCCAGTTGGGGTCTAGGGCTGTCATTTGGCGTTGGCCAGTGCGCGGGCCAGCTCGGCATCAAACGCGGGCTGGAAGGTCTTGTAGACCACTTCGCGGGCGATGCGGTCCAGATCCACGGTCTTGCGGTAGATGGCCGGGCTGACGAACAGGATCATGGGACTCAGGCCGCTGGTGGCGCCGGTCTCGATGCGTTTGTAGATGCCGGGGTGTTTGTTGGTTTTGTCGCCGGGCTTGACGACGAAGTAGCCGACGGCCTTCTGGGCTTTGCCGGCGCCGGTGCGGCGGTAGACGCGCAGGTTTTTGAGCTGGGTGCCGATGACGCCAAGCATTTCGGTCAGGGCGCCGCGGCGCATGTTGCCGTAGCCGTCCAGCGGCATTCCTGCGCCCGGGGCGATGGTGAGGCCCGCGGGGAGGATGCCCCGGCCACGCAGCCAGCCTTCGAGCTTTTTGTATTTGCGCTGGCCGCCGGTGAACATGTGGGCCAGGGCCTTGGAGTAGTTGGTGCCGCCGTCGGGGGCGTCGGTGCGCAGGTTGACCTCGGCCGTCAGGGTGGCTTTGTCGGCCTTGATGACTTTGAAGGCGCGCAGGGTGTAGGGGGTGGCGCCGCCTTTGAAGGTGGTGGCCATGTCTTGCTTGAGGCGGTCGTTGACGGCGTAGGCGGAGGTGGTGAGGGCGCGGCTGGCGGCGTAGGTGGCCTGTTTTGACTGGGCGCCGAGCTGGGCCTGGACTTCTTTTAAGCCGGTGACCTGGATGTCGAGTTTCATGGAGTCGCCTTTAATCGCGTTTTGAGGCCATCAATTGCTCCACCGCACCCAACCCCCCATCCACGAAAGATTGCGGGCCGCGTAGCGTGACGGAGAGGGCGCGCAGGCCGGGAAACAGGTCAGCGGCCTGCAGGTGTTGCACCAGGGCCAGCATGCCGGGGCAGTTTTTGACCAGGCGCTGCATGTCGCGGGCGTTGTCAGGGGTGCACCGGATGGTGCAGGTGGCCGCTGGCTTGGTGGTCTCTTCCATTTTTTTACCTTTGAAAGAATAAATAAAGGAGTTGGGCGCGCGCGTGAGCGTGTCTGTGCCGGGTGTGCCGGGTGCTGTGCCGGGTGTCGTGTGAAAAAACGTATATGAATCAAGCATGTGCCGGGTGTGCCGGGTGTGCCGGGTACATATACGCGGGAGAGCGTGTTTGTGTGACGTGGTGGCGGTGCTGTTTTTGCGTGTGCGTGCGTACGTAGGAGACCCGGCACACCCGGCACAAGAGCGAAAGACCCGGCACAAAGCCCGGCACAGACCCGGCACACCCGGCACAAAAACAGGGTTTTTGGTCATGTGAAGGCCCCCGTGGTGGCTTTGTAGTCTTTGAAGGCGGTCTTGAAGATGTCCAGGCGGTCGGCCAGCCAGTCGGACTCGTTCTGCGCGGTGGGTAGTTCATGGCCTCCAGGCAGGTGGAGGACGCGGGCCGGGTTGCCAGTTCCGCCGATGCGCTTGCGCTCTACCCTGCCCTGGTGTTTGCGGTCGACGGCGTTCATGAATTTGGGCTGGTTCAAGGCCTTGAGGCCCTGGCGCCGGCACCACTCGCCATAGAGCTCGTAGAAGTCCTGGCTTAGGCAGGGGGTGAGCAGCGCGGGGAGGTCTTTGGCGGGGAAGCCGTCGATGTCGCCTTTTTCAAACGCCAGGACGAAGCGCGATGGGCTGTCCAGGCTTTGGTCGATCAGCTCCTTTTTGGCATCTGTCATGGGCGGCTTGCTGCTGGGGCCGAAGTCGCCCAGGTCCAGGTGCAGCAGGTAGTGGTGCAGCGCAGCGCCGCCGCCGTTGTCGATTTCGGCCTTGAGGCCGGTGTAGAAGTCTGGGCTGAGTTTCTCGGGGGTCCAGATGACGGCGTGGCGGCGGTCGTCTTGCTCCACGATGGTGGGCATGGCTTCGTTGGACAGGAACACCATGTTCACATGGTTGCGCTCGTCGTAGGCGGCCATGTTCTTGGGGTTGATGCGGATCCACTCTCCGGTGATGAATGCCTTGAGCTTGTTTTTGACGTGGTAGAGGTCGGACCGTGCGACCACTTCGTCAGCGATAAGGAACAGGCGGCGGCTGGCCCAGTCGTCGAACTTGTCCTCGATGGCGCTCTGGTCGATGATGCGGCCGTAGCGGCCGTAGATGCCCATGATGACCTCGAAGAACATGTTCTTTCCGGTGCCCTGGGGGCCGTGGACCACGATGGTGGTCTGCATCTTGGCGCCGGGGTGCTGGATGGGGTAGGCCAGCCAGCGGATGACCCACTGGAACAGCTCGTCGGGCTTGCTTTCTTTGGCGCACATGTAGTGCAGCAAGCCCACCAGGTGCTCGCAGTTGCCGGCCACGGGCGTGGTGGGCCAGCCTGACCAGAGGTTGCAGTGGATGTCTTTGTCGGTGCAGGCTGGGTCGAAGCCGACGTTTTCAATGCGGGCTATCTGGCGCTCGGGGTGGTCGGACCATTCGCGGTGGATGAAGCGGCCCATGCAGAGGTCGCGCATGTCGGACAGGGGCAGCAGGCAATGCTCCTGGTGATCGAACACGGTGCCGCCCTGGCCGTAGACGAGGGCATAGCGTTCGAGCAGTTCGTCCACGGTTTCTATGGGCTTGAGTGGGTCTTTGGCTGCTACCCCGCCCCCCTTGGGTGTTGCTGCCCGCGTGGCAGCGGGGCGCCAATTCAATGCCGTTAGGCGGGCTTCGATCTGGACGCGCACCACGTGCAGCCCTTCGAGGGCGTGCAGGTCGTTGAAGTCCGTCAGTTTGGTGCCTTTGGTGTCGAAGGCGGCCTGGCGGGCTTCTGGATCTGCAAATGATGGGAGAACGTAGGCGCCGCCGACTTCAAGGGCGGCGGCACTGGCGCAGCTGAATCCGGGGTTGCCTTCGCTGAAGGCGTCATCGTCGGCGCAGATCAGCAGGCGGGCGGTTTTGTAACGGGCGTGGAGCGCGGCGGCGACCGGGGCCAGGTTGCCGGCGTCGAATGCGACGGCCACGGGCAGGCCGGTGGCTTCAAACAGGCTGGCGGCGGTGGCGTAGCCCTCGGCCACCAGGATGACGGCAGCACCAGCGGCCATGCCCAGCAGGTGGAAGTGGCCCTTTTTGATG